ATTTAAGGTTTTATACATTTTGTCCATATCTTCATAGAGGAAAACTTCATCAACAAGCAAATTATCATGTTGTGCATACATTTCCCAATCAATTGGCAACAATTGACAGGTTTTAATATATTCTTCAAACTCCAAACCACCAAACTGATGCTCTTTGATTTTCTTATGCCAGAAATAAGAACTAACAACCTTGTCCCATGGATTTCTTTCGATTGTAAATTTGTAATAATTTTCCCATGGAAGAGGATCTTTGTCAGCAATGGTTCTCCATTTTGTATGACCATCTGCCCCATAGTCACCAGCATTGATTGGTGAGGTTTCGTCTCTCGCTGAACCTGTGCAGATATCTCTCTCTGGATTCAAATAAGGATGCACAAGTTTCTCTAATGAGGATCCTGCTGTCTTACGAGTCTTCACAAAAATAAACTTATGTTCATGAGAGAGTATCATTATTGAGTTACCATTACAGTTGCTCCTTGAAACCAGTTACGAGAAAGAGGAACGACTTTACGATTATAAACTTCTAACCACTCATTCATTGCTTTCCATTCATGCTCTTGCCATGTTGTATAAGAAACACGATTCGATGGACCAGTTGGTGATGCTTCATTAAAAACATATCTCCAACAAGACAATTCATCAAATCGAATAATTGTTCCTGGAACAATAAGTTTATTTAAATCATCTAATACTGTTTTTGTTGAAGAATAAACATCACAATCTACATGAAGAAAAGATATTTTCTTTTCAGGATTTTCTTCTGTGGTTTTATACCAATCCATAATGGTTTCTGAGAACCAACCTTTCCAAAGTTTTACATTTTCTGGAACTTCTGGTAGAACACCTTTACGATCGAATGCATCAGCACGAACTTGTTTAGATCCCATATCCCAATCTGATGGGAGTCCTTCAAAAGAATCAAATCCTTCAAATTGTAAGTCAGGTCTTGCAGTTGCTAGACAAGAAATTGTCACTGCATTATATACACCGAATTCTAAATTATGTCCCCAATCACCAATGTATGGTGCTAACCAATCTAACTCTCTTAATCTTACATCATTTGTATTTTGGTCTTCAGACAGAAATTTAAATTTTTTAATATCTTTGTATTCACTTATCTTCATCATTTGTTATCAATTCCTTCACGTGAGATCTATGGATCTTACAATTAATTATTCCATTATAATATTTATCAGAAAGCAGAACACCTCTATCGAACTGCTCCTTTGCTTCGAGATAACCCATTATACCCTTTTTACTACACAAGTGTAATATTGTTCGATTATAACTCAAAACGCCATTTTTTTCAAGTAAAATTTTTACTTCTTCAGATGAACCATAATAGTCTTTCCAATCAGATTCGACTATCTTGATTCTTTTTCGAGTCTTACCTTTGAGTGCAGGCAATTTTCTTTTTGAGACAAAAGTCTTTTTACCAACATAACTCTTATCATTTATAGTGTCATGTATGATATAGACAAATCCTATGTTGTCGCCAATGTCTTTACTAGTAAATACTTTTCCTTTGTAAATCCATGGATTTGTATAATCATCTTCCTTCGTATTCAAAATCTAACTCATCAATATCATCATCTTCTTCAACACTATTTATGTCTGCTCCACAGAAAGGGCAATATACTGGTTCATCTCCGTCTTCATTTTCAACATAGACTATTGAACCCTCTGCACCACATTCTTCACAATGGAATTCATGGATTGCATCTATATCAATTTTGTGTACCAAATATTGCTCCTTTAAATTTACTCGTATATAGGATCTTTATGCAACAGCATATGCATCATCCCAATTTCCTTTTAATCCTGCAACTTCATATTCAGTTACACGATTCTCAAAGAAGTTAGTATGGTCTGCACCATTTAATACCCATTCCAACCATGGAAGTGGATTTTCTTTTACTTTGAAATTAGTTTTAAGACCAAGTTGTAATAAACGTCTGTCAGTAATATATCTTATATATTGCTTAACATCATCTGTTGGTAATCCTTCAATGTCTCCCATCTGATAGGCAAGGTCAATAAATTTATCTTCTAACTCTACTGCATGACGAGACATTAAATAAATTTCTTTTTTAAATCCATCATCTACAATACGAGGATGTTCAGAACAGAACGATCTGAATAATTTAGAATTACCCTCTACATGTATAGACTCATCACGAATTGACCATTCTACAACTTTTCCCATTCCTTTCATTTTACCGAAACGTTGGAAGTTAAGTAGCATAACAAAAGATGCAAATAGTGCAACACCCTCGTTAAATACTGACTTAGCAAGTGCAAGTCCAAGTCCACGTTGTGTTGATGCATCTGCTTTTGTCATATATTCAATTTTGTTAACCATCTCTTTATATTCTAAGAATGCATGATACTCACTATCAGGTAATCCAAGTGTTTCATTTAATAATGCATAGGCACGTTGATGAATACCCTCACGTGCTGCAAATGAACCTAACATATTTCTTATTTCATTGTTTTTAAATTTAGGAATAAATTGGTCATAATAGTTTTGTCCAACTGCAACATCTGATTGTGTGAACAAACGTAAAATATTTGTGATATAATCTTTTTCAACTGAATTCATTTTGTTACCTTTCCAATCAGAAACATCTTCTGATAAGTCAAGTTCATCTTCAATCCAATGTGCCTTTTCATGTCTTGTAGTAATCTCAACTGCCCAAGGATAATGAAATGGTTTATAAGTTTTAGAAAACTCCATAAGTCCACCAGAACGTTTCATAAGAATCTCATCAGCACGTTCCATCAATTGGTCATATCCACCAATATGTTTTTTTGTCTATAAAGATTTGTGGTACAGAATTAATTCTGCGAACTTCAGTTCCTTTATCAATCGTTTCTGATACACCATTCATTTTCTGATAGAATGCAAGTCTTTGCTCTTCATCATCCATTAGTATTTCTGTGTAAGAAAATTGATGTGTGTTAAACCAATCCTTTGCTTTATCGCAAAAAGGACAACCACTTTTTGAATATACTATTATTTCCATTTTACCCCTCTTTTGTATTATTGTATATCTTTTATAATATTTCTCATATCTGATATATCTTTTTTAATTTCTTTGCAGATGTTAGATGCACTGTTCAATAAAAAATATAAGTAAAACAATGAACAAACCATTCCTGTTATACATGCATAAAAAATAATCTCTAAAAACATCATACTATCATCTCCATTAGTTTTAATGCACCATATGATATAACAATCACCAATGGTACAAATATAATTAATTTAAACATATCTTTCACTTTCATTTTTTACCTCCATAATTTATCCTTGACATGCTGTACACTCTTCTTGAGACTCATCACTTTTCATACCTTGTAATTTATCTCTTTCAATTTTTTGTGCAACATTTTCTGCACGATTACTTGTTTCGGTGCGTAAGTAATAAAGTCCTTTACAACCATATTTCCATGCATTAAAATGCACTTGATGTAAATATCTTTTACTTGCACCAGCAGGAAAGAATATATTTAGTGACTGTCCTTGACAGATATATTCTTGTCTCTCACCAGCGAGTCGAATTAACCAAT